GGAGATATGACCTTTACTAAAGGGTCATACAAGCACATAATCCAACCAAGCATCTTGGGAGGATCACCTCACCGAGCGTCCGTCCTCTCAACGGGACCCCGTACCGCCCCATCACGAGTGATGGTTTAGGCCGTATGATGGTCTCCGACCCCCGTTGGACCGCACCTTACAAAGGCGGCCATAGGGGCAAAGAAATGAGGCATCGACAGCTCCGAGTCGCACGGAGTCAATCGGGCCCCCATTCCTCACTGAGGTAACTGGGCTTCCCCGACGCGCGATTACTATAATCCGCCCCGTCGCCGAACTCGAATCCACGCAGCATACGTCTGCAACACCGGTACAAGTACCCGTGATGACAGACTAACCTTCGCACTTTGAAGGGCCGAACGAGGTAAATCGTTCATTCGATCTAGTACTGCAGTGATCTGAGTGAACACTGCTGAAGATTGATGATGCATGAGTTTGATATTCAGCTTCTGGAGATGTTTGAGAGAGGCTTCCGCCTTCTCTAATGACGAGTTCAACTCGATTATTCGTTTGTTAACGATAGAATCGAGAAGCCGTCCGGCTAAGTCTGCTGGGTTATCCCAAAAGAGTTCAGCCTGAAGGTCCTCAAAACGTCGTACAATCGGGAGAACAACTTCCGTTAGTAATCCCGTTGCCCATGGCGTGAATTGGGATATCATCCCCAAATCAGCTGTTGGCAATAGAGGCCCTGGTTGAAGAAACCAGTGTAGCCACGACGGTCTTGAGAAACAAGTCAGAGATTGCGGATGCGTGAATAAGACAGCCAGTACTCCTACTCTGCGAGGAATTTTGTTCCAAGCAGAAGACATGGAGGAGGCTTGCTTATAACCCGCACCAAGCGCTCGAACCACATTGGAAAGGGTTTGAGGAACTTGAGAAGTGACCCGTTGCACGAGGGAAAGAGCTACTCCGGCAGTCGCATTCGCGGCTACCCAGAGATTATGAGGTAAGCCAGTGACGTCCTCTCCTCGAAAGAAGAGGCGTTTGGCGAACTCACACGTTCGACCCACAGCAATGAGACTCTTAGCAAGACCAATACCCAGACCAATTGTCCGGCATACCGCGCGATATCGACGAGCCACTAGATCATTTGCAATCACTAGATCATCGCCGAGAACCGCGTAGTCTTGGAACCACGTTCTAAAACCCGCTGTATAAGCGGAGAACTGTACCAAGGCGTGATGTGTCAGCGCAAGCATCGTCCAGGACGACAACGCCCCCATAGGTTGGCCTACGGCATACCGTACCGTCCGAGGGACTTTTGGTCCCCGGTAGGATACGGGTGTTTCGTAAGACCGTCCAACGAGAAGTTGGGCCCAGGTCTCTGCGAACGCTCTTCCAAATAGACAGGTCAACACATTGATCTGAAGGGAGATAGGTAGCCGATCGGTCGCTGCAGACAGATCGAAAGAATAGAACGTTTGCGACAAGGGCACTCGTTTCAGAAGAGCCTTCACAGGCTTAATCTGATCGAATGTCCCATCTTGAGGGATACTTTTCAGTACCTGAGATAGGAAATGATGCAGCGGACGAAGGGAAACCTGAGTCCAGTAATCGACTATCGCGAACAATCGAATCTTTCCTGCAGGCTCCTCTTTAGCCCCAAGACGACCATTCCGGCCGAATTGGGATTCAAGAGGCATAGAGCTTGCGGTCTGCTCCATGATCCACCAAAGTCGGTTAGTTAGACCGACCTCACCACATGTGGCCAAAAAGTCGTGGAGATGATTACTCCACTCCCCTTTTATCCAGGCTTGCGCCGAAGATACGCGGGCCCCAAATGATGAAGTCCCTGTCGAAGCAGGCGAATCCGCCGACGACGACATATTTGAAAAGACTTCAGGGCGTCCTAGTACTTCTTTAGGAACCAACTTCCATAATGGATCGTCATAGAAATTGGCAACTTCGTGGAAGAACCACGGAAGGAAGGCCACCCATCGCTCAACAAACCACACAGGAATTCCTACACCGGGAGAGGTAATTGTGTGGATCGACAGTTTCCCTGGAAAAGCCAGTACTCGATAAATACCGAGTAAGGTTATCCAGAGTCTAATCGTCCCACAGTCCCCTTTCCGGATCCGAGCTCTCGCGAACTTGGGAATCAACCGGGGGAGTCCATCGCCACAACGGGAAACCGCGTGACGAGAGATCTCTCGAGGTTGAGGCTTCAGAATGCCTCCTGGTAACGACTGCATAAGCATGACTTGAGCCGACTTTAAATAAAGAACGACTCCTTTCAAGCCTTGCGTTCGCGACAGTTTGGAAACAAATTTAGCGAATAAATAGACTTGGAAGATTGTGCTTCTATTCAGACCACCCATCACGAGTCGT